CAGCAGTTCAGCGCGGTGGACAAGGATTAGCACTCGGTTGCCTTTACGTGCAGCGGCTTGGGCTATATAGCTAAAGCAGACCGTCTTGCCGCCACCGGTCGGCAGCACCGCTAACACACTGCGGTGGCCTAGCTGGTACTGGCCGCGTATCTCGGTTACTAATTGTTGCTGGTACGGGCGTAGGTTCATGCAAACGCAAGCTGTTGGTGGATAGCATTTTTTTCTATAAAATTATCAGGCGCACTTAATACTCCTACAACAATAAAAGCGTTTCGCTGAGAAGCAAGATTGCCAATAATAAAATATGGATTTTTATATCCATAAATTGATTGAAATGGATTGCTACGACCTGTTCTAATTGCTTCATATACATCCCAAGCAATTACAGTCTTTTCAAATGATTTTTTAGAACCATCAACCATACGATGACCTTTAGCCTTTACTTTAAAATCTGGATACCATATACCTTTATCTGCCATTGATTTGCACCGCTCAAGTTCTTTTGCATCTCCAGGTTCATTTGGCGATAAATGTTCTTGCCACAATTTAAATCCTTTTGCGGGTATGAATACACCAATGCTAGACCTTTCCTCGTTTAACTCATGTTCATATTGATATTGGCGCAGTATCTTGCCGTGCAATGATGTCTGCTCACGCTGGCTTACAGTAGCAGATTGCCCAAGAACTGAGCCGTAGTGCCAAGTCTCGCGGCGGTTGTCATTAGTTAGATTGTCTTTGTCACCTTCAAAATCAAATCGCTGCCAACGTTTTACTGCTGGCGTACGGTTAAGTTGAAATGGCAAGCAAAATCTAAGAAACAACTCAGATGGCTCGTGAAATGCAATGGTGCAAATATGCGGTTCGCGCTTGCGGCCAGCAATAACCCTAGCCTGCGCCAAGCAAATGCAATCATTAAAAATCACGGCTTAATTTCCCCACAAATCGCTACCAGCCAAAATTTTAATTAAGTAATCGCCGTGGCATCTTTTAGGGTAACACCAACACCCAAGAACTTTGCCGTTTAATTGTTCAAGCGGATCATGCAAGCTAAATTTGCGTCGAAAGAAAATCTCGTAGGAATCACAAACGGTATCGCGATCGCCGTCAGCGGGCATCTCAAACGGGTTGCCCCAATCACTACTGCGATCAATACGAGTAAACCTATTTGTAGACTTTGCCCAATGCAATAAAGCACGGTCTGAATCTTGGTGCATGTTGGCTACAACCGTTCCGCCAGCCTCAACAATGGCTTTGCGCTCTAGCTCAGATTTGCTCCATTCGTATTCGGGCCTGACTTCTTCGACTGCACGAGTGACAATCGCTTCAGTTAGCTTGCCTTTGTTTTCTTCGCTTGCGATCTCTTGAGCCTTGGTGTAGGCGGCCACAAGTGTCTCGTCGTCGTGCCGAAGTGCCACGAGGGGCATCGCTTGCCGCAACGGCAAGTCGCCGGTTTTTATCTTCCCGCACGCGTGCGGGTATTCCTGCAACACGGTCTCAACCCTCGCCGCAGCCAGATGCTTCTCAACGGTCTTGGCGTGCAGCAAAGGGAACTCCTCCATGCAGCAAGCTGTGAAGCTGCGGTAGCCAAGTGCTTTCCATCCCTTGCGGCGGTCCAACTCATAGATGCGGGCGCGAACCGTGTTGATACCGCGTTTGATGTCATCAACTACCTGGCGGGCTTCTGCTTCGTTCATGTCCGCCGCAACCTCGGCGGCTTCAATGGTGATGATGTCCATAAATCCAATTGCTTTGATGGCTTGCCAATCCTACCATCTTCCGCTAGGGTGCGCAAGCAACCGCTAAGAGACGTGGCTTTATCACATCCCCTTGCCGTACAGTTCACGCCAGAGCAAATGGCTTGGCTAGATAGCCTTAGACGTGGCGGTCTATCCCGGTCTGCTGTTTTGCGTTTAGTGGTAGAAGATGCAATGCGCCAAAAACGTGACGCCGTTGCAGCTCTGCGATGAGTGCCGCTGATATAACCAACGGCAGGTGGCCTGACCTGCTGATGCAACTTGCTGGCCTTACACCAGATCAGCTAACTGATACACACCAGCCATGCCCTTTATGTGGTGGTGAGGATCGCTACCGCTTTGATGATCTAAATGGTACCGGTTCTTGGTTCTGCAACCAATGCGGTGGCAAAGACCATACCGGCGGCGGCGGTAATGGCATGGATATGCTTATGCGTCGCACTGGTCTCACTTATCCCGAAGCCTGTAAACGCATCGAGCAGCATCTAAATATCAAGCCTGAGCCGCCAACTAAAGGCGCCGAGCATATCTGGCAATACTCCAGCACATTTATTGTCTGCCGCTTTCCAGGTAAGCGCCTCCGGCCCTTATGGTGGGATGGCTCACAGTGGTTATGGAAAGCACCGCCAGCACTGCGTCCGCTATACAACCTCGATGCCTTACAGCAGCGGCCTAATGCACCGGTCCTAATAGTTGAAGGCGAAAAAACAGCAGACGCAGCCGCCAAACTATTTCCATCAGCTATAACAATTACATGGCCTAGCGGTTGCAAAGCATTTACCAAAGCAGACTGGGCGCCCATCAAAGGCCGCCGCTGCACCCTATGGCCAGATGCTGATGCCGTAGGCCGTGACGCAATGGCCAAGCTTGCTATCCACCTGCTAAAAGCTGGTGCCGCTCAGGTGCGTATCATCCAGCCGCCACCTAATGCGCCGGATGGTTGGGATCTAGCCGACGCAGACTGGTCCATCGCAGATGCAGGCGCATATCTCAAAGCCAACCGCTCCCCACCTATTGAACTGCCCGAGCTGGCACCATTGCCAGAACCTGAACTACCAATCGACCCAGATCCTTTACCAGCGCCAGATGCTGATTTCATCTGCCTTGGTTTTGATAATGATGCCTTTTACTACCAGCCGCATAGCACCGGCCAAGTAACACGCCTCAGCCGTTCAGCACATACCGGCACCAACTTATGTGCTATCGCGCCACTTAGATACTGGGAGACGCTATACCCAAGCAAAATGGGCGTCAACTGGACAGCAGCAGCCAGCAGTTTATTTGAAAAGCAATCACAAGCTGGCATCTATAGCCCCGATCGCATTCGTGGTCGTGGTGCATGGTGGGATCAAAAGCAATCCGTACTCCACCTCGGTGATCGTCTTGTAGTCGATGGCATAAACCGTTCCGTATCAGATGGCATTCCCTCCAGCCGATACCTATACCAACGACTTGGCAGCCTTCGCGGCCCAGCTAATGCCAAGCCGCTTACCGATGCTGAATCCTATGTACTAGCTGAGTTGGCTGAACGCTTTCATTGGGAAGTGCCAGCATCTGGCCTTTTAATTGCTGGCTGGGTAGCACTTGCGCCTATATGCGGTGCCCTCGACTGGCGGCCACATATTTGGCTTACCGCAGGTGCTGGTTCCGGTAAATCTGCTGTCCTAGATCGTTATATCAGCCCACTGCTAGGTGATTTATCGCTCCTGGTAGCAGGCAACACCAGTGAAGCTGGTTTACGCCAAACACTACGCGCTGATGCATTGCCCGTCGTATTTGATGAAGCTGAATCAAATGAACGCCTAGATCAGCAACGTATGCAATCCGTTCTTTCCCTAGCACGTGTTGCTAGTACCGAATCCCGCGCTCAAACAATAAAAGGCACCGCTGAAGGTGACGCGCAACGCTACACCATCCGCTCAATGTTCCTTATGAGCAGCATCGCAACTGCCCTTAAGCAAGGTGCTGATAAGTCGCGATTTGCACAGCTCACACTACGTAATCCAAACGAAATGCCAAAAGCTGAACGCATTAAACATTGGGAAGACTTAGAACGTGACCTTGATAAGTACATAACCGAACATATCGGCCAACGTTTACAAGCGCGCACCATATCTCTTATCCCTATAATCCGCCAGTCAATTAAAATATTTAGCCGTGCTGCATCTGAGGCATTTGATAGCCAACGTCTTGGTGATCAATACGGCACACTATTAGCTGGTGCATGGTCTTTACAGTCAAAAGAAGTCGTAACACGTGATCAAGCATGGGCTTTAATTGAACAAAATAACTGGGAACCTTACTCACAAGCAACTGAAATACCAGATGAACAACGATGCCTTCAACATATACTTCAGCATCAAATACGTGTTGAAGCTGATAAAACCGTCACCAGAAGTATTAACGAATTAGTTGATGCCGCTGCTCTTAGAATTGTTGATTCAGATATCACATCCGCAATCGCTCAAGCTGTCCTAGGCCGTAATGGCATCAAATCTGATGATGGCTGCGTGGTCATCAGCAATACCTCAAAGCACATCGCTGCCATCCTCTCAGACACTGCATGGTCCAATTGCTGGCCAACCGTATTGAGCCGCCTACCAGGCGCAATCAAAAATGGTGTAACACGATTTAAAGGCATGTCCGGTACCTCCAGGTCAGTCTCAATCCCGATTTAGCCGTTTTGTGTTACGCCTGTTACAGCACCGTAACGCTGTAACCCCTTGCGCTGCAAGCGTTGTTACGAAAAATGGATTTGTTACGGTTCCCAGGGATATATCCCCCTATATAGAGACAGCAAAAAACCTATGAAAAAAGCCTTTTCCTTGTATGTATATGTATCTTAAAAGGTGTAACAACGTAACAAGAGGCTGAGATCGCCCTGCTGGTGGGCGTTTTCGGTGTTACGGTAGGCGTAACACGGCGTAACAAGCGTAACAACCGCAATGTTAAGCAAAGTAGACCTAACCGGCAGCATCGGTTAGCATCAGCCTGTAAACCTAATCACAGCATGGTTATTATTTCTGAACGCAACCGACCTTGTATCGACCGACTTGACGCATTAATGTCTGAAGCCATGGCGGTAGCTAATGCCATCCGCGACAATGCCCAGGACGAGCAGCAACCCATACCACCTGAACTGGTCTATAGCTTCAGCCGCGACTACGATAAAATCATCACCGCTCTATCGGATGCGTCTTAACTACCGCTAACATAAAAGCACTATACGGGTTAACAAATGACTAAACTAATGCGTAAGCATTACAAACTCAACTACGACCTAATCGAAAAGGTTCGTATCCTTGCTGAATTTGGTGGCCCATTAGAACATATCGCAGCCGCTGTTGGCGTTTCTTACGAATCCATCAGGCAATGGCTCCTAAACGCTAAATCCAATAACGCCAGCCAAATGGAAATTGCGCTTTCTGCGGCTATTGACGAAGGCCGTGCTAAAGGTGGTATGCGTCTTACTAATATCATCGCTAAAGCTGCTGATGAAGGCAGCACACGCGATGCACAATGGATGCTCACCCACTCACCGGCATTCCGTAAACACTACAGCGATAATGCAGCCATCTTGCGTGCTAAACAAGAAGGTATTGAATTAGCAGTGCAGGCATTAGCTGAATCTGAACTACCGCCAGAACAAGAACGTAACCTGCTACTACGTATTCAATCGAAGACTGGTGAGCAGTTAGTAGATGTCGAAGATTCTTAAACGCTTGGCTGATATTGAGTTAGACCGCACCTGTAAGGAAGAATTTGATTTAGATGTTGCGCTAGAGCTTATCCAAGCTGATTTGCACCCTGGCCAGCTTGCATTTGTTGATGACACAACGACTCAGATACTGGGCATTAGTGCAGGCTATGGCGCTGGCAAGACACGTGCGTTATGTGCTAAGGCAGTGATGATGGCTGCTGCTAACCAAGGTTTTATTGGTGCTGTTATGGAGCCTACAGGGCCATTGATACGCGACATTTGGCAAAATGATTTTGATAACTTTTTAGATCAGTACAATATTCCGCATACGTTTAGAGCTAGCCCATTACCTGAATACACTTTACATTTTGCTGGCGGTGATACAAAAATTCTATGCCGTAGTTTTGAAAACTGGTCGCGTATCATCGGCCTTAATTTAGCTTGGGTATTAGCTGATGAGATCGATACTGTTGCGCCTAGTATTGCTAACCGTGCATTTCCTAAGATTTTAGGTCGTTTACGTGCAGGTAATGTAAGGCAATTTGCAGCAGCATCAACACCTGAAGGTTTTAGGTGGATGTGGAATACATTCGGCAGTGATGAAGCAAAAGCTAGACCTGATC